ATTCCTCTGATACTTCACCTCCGGATTCGAGGTTCTTCATCATGTTATACATAACTTCTGCGCCTTTGTCCACATCTCCTTCACCTGCATTTCTAACTGCATCTGCAGTGAAGACAAACTCATTTTTTGATAATCTCGCAGGGACATCATCTGCTTTTTCCATACGTCCTATTGGAACGAATCCACCTTCAGCTCTTAAATCCATTTCTTGTCCATCCATATCTAATAGTGGCATAGTCTTTTTTGCTACTGGTTCTTTCATAGATCCACCTTCAGCTCTAAATCTTCTTGCTAAATATTTGTTAGGGTTAGCTCTAATCTCTTCTATATCTATTCCTGTTTCATCTGCAATATTTTGTGCTTCTTCTTCTTGTTCTGGTGTTAATAATCCTGATACTGCGGATACTGCGGATATTGCTTTTAATGGACTTAACTCACCACCTACACCAAATAAACCAGATGTTCCTTTAGTCAATATACCGGTATTGGGTCCTCTAGGACTTCCTAAATATTTACCAGGTGTTCCAAACGCAATATTTTTTAAACCTTGTGTACTAAATATATTTTTAGCGCCACCAAGAAATGCAGATGGATTTGCAAAATTACTAAAAAAACTTTGCCCTACAGCCATATTACCAAAACCACCAAGGCCTGTATACAACAATGCAGCTTGACCTATCGGTGATTTTGCAATCTTCTTAACTGATCTTGTAACTTTCTTAACAAGTTTACCCAAACCATACATCTGTCTTGCAGATTCAAAATCCATTTCACCACCTACAACATCCATCATACCACCGCCTGCTGCAAACCTTCTTTTTAATGAAGAATCCTCCTCTGCAACTTCTGTTTCTTGGTCCATGTTGTTTTGTTCTTGTAATGATGCTAAATATTCTGCTTCACTACTAAAACCTAATTTTGCCCATGTTGGTAAATTTGTAGAAGCATCCTCAACTCCTCCTACAAAAGGATTTACTCTTTTAGTTTTTGGCATAAAAGGATTTGGAGTAAAAGCATTAGCTAAAAAACCAGTAACCCCTGGTAATTCTGTTAGTATACCAAACGGATTAACTTTTTTACGTGCTTCATCCATAAAAGTTAAACCTTCTGTATTTGGACCACCTATACCTGGTTGTATTTTTTGAAACTGTGCCATTGGATTTCTACCACCTTCATCTCCGCCTGGTCTTTCAACGGATCCTTCTTCAGCTCGTCCTCCGACTCCACCTATTCTATATAATTGTCTTGCTATTTGAGTTCTAGTTATGGCCATTTATCTATTCTATTTTGTTTTTCCTAATAAATCAAGACTTGGCATGATAACAGTTACATCTCTTCTAATGTCTTCTGGTAATATACCTTTAGCTTTCCACTCGGAGTCATTTTTGTATTTTTCTCCTGTTTTTTTATTAGTTATTTTTTCTATTATTTTATCTGGTTGTAGTTCGATCATTATGTTGTTACCTCTTTCTTAATGTTTAAGTAGCTAATAGCTACATCAAATGAATCTGTAGTGCTTGATAATACTGTAAAACTATCTCCTCCCTCCACTACTAAAGGTTGAGATAGCAATTCTGTTGTAACGTTTGCAGACAAAGCTGCTGATTTTATAGCTGTAATACTGTTATTTGTAATTGTAACTGTTGGTGTACCAGCTGATGTGACAAGTATAGATTTAATAACATAAGTTTCACTGACCAAAGGATTACCAGAACCTAAAGGAGTTAAAGCCGCTCCTGATGTACTGTTATCTATACCTGCGAATTTAAATTGATTTGCCATTAATTTATAAAGAAGTTAAATGCTTCTACCTCCTCTTTTAAATCTTCTTGATATGTAGAATTAAGTTTCTCTACAATTGCATCGAGATCTCTTGTTTGAGCTTCAGCTATTGTGTAATCATATTCTACTGAAGGTCTAGTTATAACTTGTGCTATCTTTGCCATTATCTTCTTCCATCTGGTTGTGTGTCTAATCTAAACGTTCCTAATTTCCAACTTTGACTAACTGCTGTATTTTGTATTTTTAATGCAATAGCTCTAGCTCTTGCACGAGTATCTATTTTTGTTGTAGTCGTTGTAATATCAAAAGGACCAAGTGGAGAACTACTTTGTGAATCATTAGGATAATTTTTTAAGTTTAAAGTAATTCTGGTTGTTCCTGTCTGACTTATAAAGTCGGGTACAAATCTTCTAATCTTCATAATATATTCACCATCTCCTCTAAATGTTGCAACACCTGTAGCTTGTCCTGTGCTAGATGCTCTTGCTTGTGTAATATCAAAATCTCCAGAAGATATGTTTGAAGTAATTGCAGTTATAGTTCCATTTTTGTTTTGATCAGTTCCTACTTCATGTTCAAAGTAAGTTGTTTTTCCTTCTGTATTACCTACAACATCAAATGAGTTGTCTGTGTCTGCATCATATTCTGTTGCATGTGGTTTGCCAAATACAGCAGAGTCTCTCCACATAGTTCTAGCTAGTGTTCCATTTGTCCAAACAGGTCTCTGTGGTGATGAATCAAAATAATTATACGCAACCATTTTATTTACAACAGAAGAGTTTGATGTTGGATAAAACCATATTACTTCACCAAACAAATTGTTCAATCCAGCAGATATCATTTGGTTACCAGAAGTTAAATTTATATCATCATAAACAAAGTCTTCTACTAAACATGGTAGTGATTCTAATTTACCAGCATATCTAAAGAAACCATTCTCCGACATCCAATACGCAGCACCGTCAACTTCTACACATGCATTCTGTCCTGCAAGTCCACAGTTAGTTCCAACTTGTGCGAATGCAAACGTAAATGGTTGACCAACAAAACGTTGAGTAAACAACGCAGTATCAGTCCAAACATAAAGTGCATCTCTACCTCTAATAGCTCCCATGATCCGTGATCCGTCAGCCAGTCTTTGTGTACCAGCTGTATTGGTTGCTGTTGGTATATATGTATTTATATCTTCTTGATCCGAGAATCTTATAAACATATCATCTTGTGATGATGTATTACCTATTTCTGTTTCTGTTCCATAAAATACCAAGTGACGATCGGGTGTAGATACTACCATGTGACGTGATGCTGTTGGTGCGCCAGATATAATTGTTGCTCTTGTAACTGTTGCATTTGATAAAGAAGAGTCCCATTCAAATACAGAACCGTTATGAATTAAACAAATAGCTTTATCTCCAAAATTATCTATGGACCACATACCAGGATCAATAACTAAATCTCCTGATGCAGCTTCTCCCCATCCAATATATTCAGATGAGTTAGTAACTGTGGCACCATTTAAATGTGCTGCTCTTGTGCTATTTCTAACTGCTCTTGTAATACCTGTTAAATCATTTCCAGAAACACCTGTGTATGATATTTCCTCTGTTCCTACTTGAATAAAATTTGTTCCTGAATCAGGAAAGTTTGTTGTGCTTGTTAAAGTAATAGAAGTTCCTGATCCACCTGTACCATTAGCATCATCTAGTAATGCACCATTTAATGTTGTTGTAATAGCAGAAACATCTTCACCGCCCCAAGATCCTAAACCCCAACCAAATCCTTCAGCTTGAACTGGTGGTCCTACATGATAGTAATGTTGTAATCTAATACCACCTGATGTCGTTGCGCCAGACCCTGTTTCGTTTGACGGCATTGTAATAGTTAAAGTTACTGTTGATGGTACAGATGTTACCATAAATTTTTTGTCATCAAAATCAGATGCACCGAAGTTAGAATTAGTTATAGTAGTAAAATTATCTAAAAGAATAATATCACCTACTTCAATATTATGTGCACCAGAAAAAGTTATTGTAACTGTAGGTGATCCGTTAGTTGTACTAAAACAGTTTGTGAGTGTAGTTGTTGATTTGATAGGATGTATGTCATAAAATACTCCACCAGAAAAAGCATATAAAATTCTATTACTTCCTACGATTGAATATTTTCTACCTAAACTATTAACAAAATGATGAAGCCCTCTTACAGCTCCTGTCAATTCATCGGCTCCTAATTGTTTCCAACCCCCTATTTTTTCAGGTGTTCCGTATCTAAATCTAACATTATCGCAGTCTACCCACTGTCCTTCAGCTGTAGTTTCAGAGATTTGTTTATTGATACCTGGTTGAAAGCCTATCTTTTGTAGCATATATTTCTCCTAAAATATAATATCTATATAGCATAATCAACGATTTTTAAACACCTTGTTTTAAATGGATCTCATCGTAGGGACCGGATATCTTATAGTTTTGTCTTCAATATATACGTCATCTATAAAAGAAATTAAAGTAAGTCTCTCATGGTCCTCTTTCATAGGATTAGAAGCGTGATTAGTATTGCCATCAAATATAACTAATCTATTATAGATACCCTCAACACTAAATGTCTTATTATAATTTTCATTATTTTTGTTTTTAGCTTTTTTTACTGTTTTTATTTTTTCATCAGAAATTTTTTTATCTTCATTTTTAAAATAATTATATCTTACATTAGATTCATTATATGAACTACCCTTAAAATTTTTAGCAGAAAAAATAGAAGTTCCAGCTGTATTTTCTTTATTTAAATATATTATAGCAGTAAATTTGAAAGTTTCATCTTTATGCACCCAGTTATCATGTTCTAATTTTTTTGTTTTTTGAAAATGTGTTTTAGCATTAAATCTTATATTACTAACATCATTTGGATAAAAAACAGAACAGATCTTTAAATTAACCCAATTAAAAAAATCATAATCTAAATCATGTAATTGTTTTGATCTTACTCCGGGAGAAGTAGTTTGATTAGTATATTTTAATTTTTTAGATAAAGTTATTACTTCATCAGGATTATCAAAAAAATTATCTATACAAACAAAGTTAGGAAACAACATTTATTCTTCGTAATTATCAGGATGGTCATACTCAACAAGATGACCGTGTTCTTCAGCTCCACCATATTTTATTATCGCTTTATTAATTACACCTGCTAAAACAGTCATAAATTCATAACAAGATTTTCTTTCCATAAGAAAATGACCTCTTCTTAAAATGATCATTAAAATTTCTTTCCAAGAAAATTTTAATTTTAAATGTGTTTCTGTAAATTTAAATTGCATATTAAGTTGATAAGAACCAAGATGTTAATATATATTTATCTTCTTGTAAAGGAGGATTACCTCTATGCACGTAAGGAAAGTCTGCTGGAAATATACATATACGACCTGCTTTTGGTTCTACTCTTTCATTTTGATTTAAAAATTCTGTCTCTCCACCTTTTTTAATATCATTTAAATATATAGTCCAAACTAAAGCTCTTTTACAAGAAAACTCTGCATGACTTCTTTCTACATGCCATACATGATAACCCCCTCCAGGTTTTGTTTTTTGAATTTTTACATTTGTAAAATGTAAATCTGATGCACTAGTAAAATTAATAAAATCTGTTGCTTTAATATACTCCCCTAAAGCTTCAGTTAAATGTTTACACATCAAATCTATTTCTTTTGGCCAATTATTATCTTTACTGAATGTCATTGCTACATCATCTTTTGCAGCTTTAGTTGTTCCTTCGCCATCAAGTCTAGTATATGCCTGTGTATCTTTTTGTTTTTCAAAAATTTCTATTAATTTTTTACAATCTTTTGGATCTACAAAATTATCAAAGGTAGCTATAGAGTGTTTTAATTTAAGAATTTTTTTCATACTATTTCAGGATTAAATTTCATTGACAAACGTTTTGAAAACTCTTTTCCATCATAAGCGTGGTCTGTCTTTGGTCCATTTTTATCAACATAGTGAAAGAAAGTTTGTATATGAAAATCTCCTTCAAAATTTTCTCTCCAATGAGCATCTTCACATCCAAGATAAATTACACCATCTCCAGGTTCCATTTCAACAGCTTTTCCATTAATGTATAATGGCCATTTAGTCCCATCACTATCCCACATAGCAGAAACAGAAATTTCACAAGCTGGTCTATCTTTATGTTTTAATAATTCTGCATTATAAGTATAGATTCTTGTAAACGCATACGTTGGAATAAGTTTTAAACCAGTTTCTTTTTCCATTAATTTTTTCTTTGCTAATAAAAGAACATCTGAAAAATGATCAGTAGCACAAGACCATACAGAATCACCATTATTACTTTGATGAGCCATGGGGTCAAAATTAGTATCATTTCTTTTGTGCATTAAATGATAATAATGTGAACCTATTTCTAATTCTTTTTTAGTAAGAAAATTTTTTACTATTTTATATCTAAAGTCTTTTCTTATGATGCCCATGATACTATTGAATACCTTGTTCCTTTCTTTATTGGTTTTACTGCGTGTGGATATAAAAAAGCACTTGGCCAAATTATTAATCTTCCTGCTGCGGTTTCTACCTTTACTGTAAGTTTTCCTGTAGTAGGATTAAAAAATTGTAATTCTCCCCCTTCATAATCATTATTTAATAATAAAATACAAGACAATGCTCTTGGACTTCTTAAAAAATTATCTATGTGTGGTGTATAAAAACCTCCTGTTTCATATTTCAATACATCTAAAGTAGTTATTCCTTCTACAGATGTTCCAAATGGTTTAGCAAATTCATAAGTATATTCTTGAACATACTTTTTAAATTGACTTATAAAATAATTACACCAATGAATTTTAGTTTTTGATTTGCAATCCCAATTAACTAAAGAATATGCTTCGACATTTCTAACATTTTTATCGACTACATTTTCTTTACCAATTCCACAAGGATTAAATTTTTGTTTTGTTGTAAACTTAATAAATGAACCTATAGTTTCTACAGGCATAATATTGTCATATACTTTTACGTAACTTTCTAATTTCATACATATGAAATATATATAGTTTATTTAAAAAGTAAACTAATAATTTAATTCTAAATGATATAATTGAGGACAACCAGAAAGGTTGTAAATGTATTCGAATGCACTGTCAGATCTACCTAATGCAGTAACGGCATTCATGTCAATTCCCTCTAAAAATGTAACCATGGCCTGTGCTGTACTATCACTAGCATAATTATGAGCTGAAATTGATTTTATTTCTTTAATTAAAATATCTCTAGCCCATGTTACCATAGCTTGAGATTCGGTAGCATCTAAATCTTTTGGTTCAGAAGGTTCAGTATCTGTAAAATTAAAATAAGTTTCACCTTCATAAGTAATGGTATCACCACTTAAAGTAGGTTTAACTTTTTTACAACCAACGTTTTTATAATCAGTGTCACTAACTTCTTTTGCAACAATATTTGGTGTTATTATCCATTTATCTTTTTTAGCTTCATCAGGAGCCATTCTGTAAAATTCGTTGTTTTGAAAAATTATATATTTTGCCATGATATATATTAAGCGTTATCAAAAACTATTAAAGCGCCCATTCCTCCTTGATTGGGTGTGTGAGAAGGAGTAGGAGTTTGAGACCTGTTTCCTCCTGTTCCGCCAATACCTGCGTTAGTGCCAAACATAATTGTTTGTCTATAATAAGCCATATCATTATTCGAACCTACGTCTGGACCTGGAGTACCTGCAATACTATTATTTGCAGCTGGTGTAGGTGCTGATCCTACAAAACTTCCAGTACCAATAGTTCCTGGAGTACCAGGATTTCCACTAGTTGTTTCAGGTGCTTTGTTTCCACCGTTTCCACCGTTTAAAGAAAATAAAGTAGCTATACTAGTTGCTCCCCCTGCACTCCCGTTAGTTGCATTGTTAGCTCCCCCTCTTGATCCTGAACTACCAAGTGCACCAACAGCATAAGGTTGTGAGAAAGGAGGTGTAATATCTGATGTAAAAACTCCTACAACTCCAAAACCTCCAGCACCACCTCTAATAGTATTTGGTCCTTGTGCTTGTGGGCCTCCGCCACCGCCTCCTCCTCCAGAAGCAGCGTATGCCATCATTTGATTTCCGTTTGATGTATAAGTTCCAGAAGATGGTCCAAAAGCAGTAATTTTTGGTGTCATAACAGCACCCCCTGCACCAGATTCACCGGCTACAACTCTTCCTGATGAATCAACAGTAACAGTTGCTGATGTAAAAGTTCCTTTTGCTGATTTTATAATTCTTGGCATTGTTTTCTTTCCTCCTTAAAATTTATTAGTCAACCATTTCTACGTAAGAAACATGAAAAGCTAAATCGTTAGCAGCACCAGCTGTAACAGCAATTAAATCTGTTTCATCTAAATAGATAGGTCTTGCAATTAAATCTAATGTTGAATCTGCAGGCACAGAGATCGTGCTTGCGATTTTATAATAAGTTGAACCATTGTCATTACTAATTTCTACTGTTGCGTCAACAGCACTAGTTCCGTCAATGTTCGCTAATAATATTGTGTCAATTCTTACTGCAGTTTCCGCAGGTACATCAATCATAGTAGTTCTGTTTGTATCAGATAAACTACCCATAGCATTCTTGGGTGTGATTGTTGCTATATTTACAAGATTCGGTGTTGCCATTTTTTATTCTCCTTCTAGATTAATACCCGAAAACCATGGAAAAGACAATACCTTTTCCATCAGTAGTTACAGTTTGTGTTGAGCTTGATGTAGCATTAGTCACTTTTGCTCTACCAGTACCATTTGGTGCTACAGTTATATCTCCATTAGCGGCGTCTGTAATAGTGACAGTTCCGGAGTTTGTCCCACTATTTGTGTTTAAAATTAAATCTGTTGCACCACCTGTTGTTACAGTTAATGTTCCAGCTCCATTTGATGTTAAAACAGCTGCTGCACCACTATCTCCAACTTTTACTGTATCCGCTGCAAGAACAACATCTCCAGTTCCATTTGGAATAATGTCTATATCTGCATCAGAAGTAGATACAATATCGTTTCCATTAACATCTAAATCACCGCCAAGTTGAGGTGAAGTGTCATCGACAACAGCATTTATACCAGTAGCAACAGTTAAAATTTTTGGATTTGTTGCATCAGGATTAGCAGATGCAAATACTAATTTATCACCTTTATCTGTTGCTGCAAACGTAAGTGAATCACCTGAACCAGTTGCATATTTAAATTGTACTGTGTGAGATCCAGATGTTGAATTTCTTAAAAAATAAAATGTTTGAACATCATTTGGAATAGTTACGATTTGATTTCCAGAAATAGTTCCTGTAAATTCTATCATTCTGTGTGCAAGTTCTGCACCAGTTGCTCCATCTGAAACAGATAATGCAGTTGTTTGTGCGCCACCATTAATATCTTTTTGTATGAACCCAGCAGAAATTTGTTCTACTAATTGTAAATTTGTATTAGTTTTTGTCCCCCATGTACCGGCATTTTCACCAGTTGCTTGAAGTTCTACCCCTAAAGGTGTGTAAGTTGATGCCATAATTTATCTCCTATGCAGCGTCAGTATAACTTGTATTTGATCCAGTTGCAACATTTGTATACGATGAATTTGAACCAGTGTCAACGCTTGAATATGCTTGAATTCCAAAACCAGTGGCAGTTCCAAATTCTGCAACAGAAACTGTTGCAGAAACTCCTGTTAATCCCATTACAGTAGGAGGAGTTAATGAACCAACACCAGAGGTCATAGACACTCCTGTTAATCCCATTACGTCTGCAGGTGATAAATTACCTACTGCAGATGTCATCGCTAAACCTGTTGGTATAATAGTAGGGTTCGATGTAACAGTTGGATCACCAATTGCTGAAGTTGCAGACACTCCTGTTAGTCCCATTACATCTGCTGGTGTTAACGCTCCAACAGAAGCAGTTGAAGAAACTCCAGTTAATCCCATTACGTCTGCAGGTGATAATGATCCTACTGAAGAAGTTGCAGCAACTCCTGTTGGTACAATTGTTACATCTGAAATTAATCCTGCAAAAGAACCAACTGCTGAAGTTGCAGAAACTCCTGTTAGTCCCATTACATCAGCAGGTGAAATAGATCCAACACTTGCTGTTGCAGATTGACCTGCAAGTAATACTGTTCCTTGGATACCCCAACCTTCATTGTTGTTCCATCCACCTCGGCCCCAACCAGAACCTATCTCTGCATCTACTGTTACAGAACCAACCGAAGCAGTTGCAGCTACTCCTGTTAAATCAACAATAAAAGTTCCACTCCAACCATCTTCACCCCAAGCATCAGATCCCCAACCTGCTTCAGGAAAAGCTTCTAGTTCTCCAACAGATGATGTTGCAGATACACCTGTTAATACGACAGTTGCTTGATTAGATTGCCATGAGTTTTGATTCCATGCTACGAGTGGATCGTCTCCGCCCCAGATTGAAGTAGCCATAAGGAGTGCCTCCTTATGCTATTCTTATAATAGCGTTGGTTGCGTCTGCTGTTGGAAATTGAATTGTGAAAGTTCCACTTGTTACAGTTTTATCAGAACCAAATGCTATAACTGCGCAAGCAGGGTCTCCTGTTGCTGTATCGTTATAAATTAAAGCACCGTTTGCTGTAAAAGATGCTGAAGTATAACTTACATCTGCAAAATCACAAACAGCAGTTGTGCTTGATGCTGCTGGTGTAACACTCGTTAGAGTTGCTCCAGCTGCTGTATATGCTGATCCAGATGAATTTGTAATTTCGTTAGTTGCTGAATATGCTGTTGTTGAAGCCCCTAAAGTTGCGTCACTCGTATATAAAGCTATTTTAAATGTGTTTCCTGTTGTAGCTGTAAAATTATGAACTCCTTTTAAAAGTTCTACTTTAAAACTTGTACAAACTGCCGATGTTATTGCCATAATTTATTCTCCTACGGGTTTGCCGAAGTTACTGGAATACGAACAGCGCCATCAGTGTAGTCATCTCTTCGTCTTCTACCAACTTGCTCGTTAGCAAACTTCTGTACCTCTTGTTTATACTTATTTTCATATAGTGTCAACATATCTATTGGACCTTTTAAAAATCCATATGCTTCTGATAGACAGCAGTATAACAGTCCATTTGGAAAGTTAAGACTAATATAACTAGTGTCATTATTTTCTAATAATGCAGGGGCTGCATTATAATGAACTCTAAATTTGTATGTTGTATCAGGAACAGGGGCAAACATCATTCTTCCAGATGTAGTATCAGATTCTCCTGTGGCTCCTCCAAACATAGCATAATATTTTGGTTGACCTCTTTTTGCTGTTTCTGTTGATGATACATATTCTTGTAAATATGTAATATCTTTTTTTTCTAAAAAAACATTTGCTCCAGTTACAGCAGATGTTGAATCATATACTTGTATAGCTCTAATAAAAACAGCTCCAGCTGGAGCATTAATAGTTGTTTGGCCAGTTACTAAATTACCGTCTTGTTGTTTTCTATCTGCATCAATAGGAACATCTCTAAAAATTCTATATTGTGCATTTAATATAATATTCTCTAAAACAGCATCTGTTAAAACATTTGAATCTGTTTCTGTATAACTTCTTATTTGAGTTTTTAATCCTGATGCACTTAATCCAGCCATTATGCTACTAGCTCCTGACATTTAGGACATCTATGTTTAAATTTAGTAGGGTGATCAGGACACTGTTTTAATACTAAAGTGTCTCCAAACTCTTCTACAACTCTTGTAGGTGTAAATAAATTTTTTATCCAATTCCAAATATTTTTCATTATGCTTCTATAGTTATGGGTCCAACTGAACAACCATAACCTCCTCCTTTTATATTACCACTTGTAGCAGTATCTGTATCAACTGTAAAATGAAAATAATTTTCTGTAGAATATGCTGATGTAACTACAGCATCATCTTTATAAAGCCCTGTTGTAATTGCATAGCCTGTTGCTTTTGCAACATTAACTCCTGTTATACCGTCAAAATTTTGTGGATTAGAATAAACAAAACCACTTCCTGCAGAAGTAGTTGGGGGTCCTCTAAATCTATATGTTGTTCCACTAGTTAAACCATGACCTGGAGAAAAAACATTTATAATTCTTGAACCCGCTTGATAAGTTTCAAAACCGTTGTTAGGTATTCTAACAGTTGTGGCTGGTTCTGTTCTATCACTTCTAACATTTCTTAATGCAACACCGTCTGCAGAAAGTGGTTTTGGTTCTAATTGTGGTTGCTTTGGTTCAAATTCAGATACATGCACAAACGCACCATTCCATTCTCTAACCATTTCTCTATATGGAAATTCCATACCTGATCTATCAGATATTGCTTTTGAATGTTTTCCTGTTGCATACTTTGCCATTATGTTCCTGGGTAATAAGCTTTTGGTGTAATATATGTACTAGAAGCTGAACCATCTTCTGCAAGCGCTCTCGCTAATTCATCTTCATAATATAATTTCATTTGTTGTACTAATTGTGGTTGATATTTTTGTGATAAATAAAAAGCTAAACCTGAAGTCATACAAGGTACAAACCTAAATGGTATGTCTCCTGCATTTGTGTAATCTCCAACATCTTGAATTCTTTTTATGTAATAAAAATGCATATCTTTAGATGCATTAGTTGAATCTGGTGTAGGGTATATACTAATACTAACATGATCTATAAATCTTTGGACCCAGTATTGATTAGGTGTACCTTTTGAAAGTTTGTTTGAGAATCCTGCGTAAGTAGATCTGTCTACTTTTGTCATTGGACTATCTGATTGAGTAGTCGCTGTTCTATTAGATCTTAATTGTGCTTCAAGGACATCGGACATTCCATACACACCATTTGGATTTGATGTAGCACTTGTGCCATCAGAACTAGCTCTAAAAAATTTATATTCAGCTTGTCCTTCAATTAAATCAAGATCAAGTTCATCTATTTCCCAATAGTGAATACC